CAGCGAAAAAAGAAAAAGAAAAAGAAAAAGACAAAGATCAAAAAATTGTCATGACCAAAATAAACCCAAAGCCTAAAACAGACGCTGAAGTTGAAGAGGAAAGGAAGCAAGTAAAGATACGTATCTCTAATACTATCAAAGGAAACATGCCTTCAATAATCACCTGGCTGAAAAAGACTATGTCTCCAAAGTTCAGAGATTCTGTATTGGAACTAGTATGGGGAAACAACTGGGAAGAGATCACCGATATGGATCAATATCAATGGTATGCATTTTGTTCGGTCAGAAATTTAGACAAAAGCACATTGTTAGAAGGCTTGACGACATTTGACAAGAAATTTTCCGCATATAATGATGAGGAGCGAACAGCTATTTTTAAAACATTTGGCTTATGTTACGGACAATCATTAGCAAAATCTCACAATAAAGTGATGCATGCATTGAATGGTAATGTTTTGATTAAGACTCATGATGAACTAAAAACCATGCCATTATATCGCAGCGTCATTGCTAAAAACGATGCAACCATGCCTTTATTAACGGGAAACGAGATGCAGTGTTTGATCAACAACATAACTGGTGATTTGAACACTAACTTGTCTGCACCCTATTATCAAGATAGATTAAGAGCAAATGGGGTTACTGCAGAAAACACTGTATTGCACAATATTGCTATAAGCTTACCAAATACTAATCTTCAATCTGTCACAGTCGCGCCGGATGGTGAAGATTGGGAACCTATTAATGGATTGAACTTGCGTGTGTCCAAAATGAATACTGCAACATATATGGTAAATTCAGTTGCACGATCGAAAATGGCATTGGCTATTTCTGAAAATATAACGCTACAAAACTTTTCCACTTGGCGTAAAAATAACATCTCATTGGCAGGGTTCAGCTCGCGAGACATAGTTAACATGGCAAATACGATAAATGTGAAGGGATTAAGCACTGAACAAATATGTATGAAGATAGAATTGTTGCATTCAATAATGGCTTTGAGAGCCGATCCGAGCGCGATAAATTCATCATTGTTTCAAATGACAGATACTGAAATTACACCAACATTGGAAACTCCAGCAACAGTGTCTTTTAACGACGTTGCAGATCCGGAAGATCTGTTGAATGGCATTAATTGTGGAGGACACATTGACCCAGTGTTTCCATTTAGCGGAGTAAGTGGGGTGTTGGCTTTCCATCAGTCAATAGATACCGTGCCAACTGAAGGAAACAGACGAAGTAACGTCATATTCATGAACACGGGGCTAATGGACGCGGGGAGAGATTCACAAGAGAATATTGCTTTACACACTATGATGTGGGCCGAATGGCCTTTCTGCATGTATGTGGTAAACAAAGAAGTACAACTGGAAAACCCAGAATTGGAGCCTACGAAACAGCCTTTTGTGCCTAATCAAACACTAACAAGTGTTCCTGGGCGTTTCATATTGGATATAATCTTGCCAAGGAAAGTATCGGACAGCGATCCGACAACTGGGCAAATGGCAAACGCGATGGCTACAGTTGTTCCTGAATGGGGACCGACATATATTGGGCCTGAAGACAATACAGGTCCACAACCGCGAACACCAATTCAGATTAACTTCTTGGGAGGTGAAACAGTGGAAGTGAATTTATGTCATTATTTGTGTTCATGGGCTGAACAATTTGACGTTACCACAATTATACAATACTTAAATAGAGTTAATACAATAATCGATATAAGCAAAACAATGCGTGTAGTACACGATTTGAATGTAGCTTTGTGTATGAACTATCCTCCGCTGATGTTGGCTGAAGGAGGCCAAAAATCTCCAGGGTCAGGTTCGGAGGCAGCAACGAACAGAAGTTATTCATCGGGATTTGAAGTATCAAGACACATTGGACGATGGGGTGAATATTCAAATGTGTCTTGTGATATGCGATTGTATGAAACAGATAGTCAAATGTGGAATATGGCAACTTTGGGGTTATTACAGGGAATTGACATTGTCGTTGGAGCATTTAACTCGCTTCCTGTCTACCTGGGACACCCTAAGGCAAATTATTGGGAACGGCTGGAATCAATCTGCATGGCAGCTGTGTGGCAAGTGTTCTATCACATGTCAGGCCTAACATCGGAAGCATGGCAGCAGGCATATACTAATGTGCAGTCACAGTTTTTGCAGATGAAGGCTAGAGCGTTGTTTTCAAATGAGACTACAAACGGGTATCTCAAATCCAGTAGAATGGGGCCTGTATTGACTGCATGTTATAAGAACATGTATGATAGGTCACCCGCAGTGACACAGACTATATTTGGCGAAGGAACCATGGACATCTCGCATTTTGGAAGGTGGTTGGCTTATAATGATTTCGCCGGAGTGTATAGTGATGACGAGACGTTATCACGATTTCTGCCTCCAACGATTGTAACTGATGTGTGGGTGTATTACCCTGCAATGACTTTACCACTAGCGATGTGTCCATTTTCACCCCCACAGGAATCTGACGGAGTAAAGGGATTCAATCATTTAGATGACCCGAAGTTGACGGCTCAACCACTGACCATTCATTTGTTTGGAACATATAGTGACGTTCCTATGACTAGTTGTACTCATTATCCAGTCAAAGGAGGCCCGACTGCCAATGATAAGGACGTTTGGAATGCAAGGTTAATGCTAACGGGCCCAAATCGTC